AGTTCATCAAAGGTAAAGAGTAGGTATCACAATTATACAAAAGGCCCCAACGGGACTTGTTGGGAGACGTTTAGTCAACTAAACACTTTGGGGTGGTCTGGAAATAAAGCAAATGATATTTGTAACAATATTGCAATATACGGAATCTATGACGCCGGCGAGGCAAAGGATATAGCTGGGTATGTCTGGATAAAAGCATCCAAGAATCCAAATGCGAAATATTATCTTTTAGCGTGGGTTGGCAACTTGTCCAACAAAAACAATACAGGCATCAAAAAAGAAAGACAAAGGATTTTTGATGCTTATAAAACAGAAATGCAAAATCATCCAAAGTTTAAAGTTCCTATGTTTGATGGTATCTTTTTCTTGCCACAAATTAAGACAGGCAAAGACAAGGAGATTCTACAAAAACTTTACTCGCCCCAAGAATTAAACTTGACATAAATAACAAAACATAGTATTATAAGAATATGAGTTGGTCAGGATATTTGCTGACCTGCTATAGCCGAGAGTGTGCAAAAAAACAACATACCATAAGGAGGTAATAATAATGGCACTTAATTTAGACGCAATGAAAGCGAAGTTAGATAAACTTAATGGAAAGGGTGAAGGAAAGAAGAATTTCTGGCGCCCAGAAGACGGAGAAAGCAATATTCGTATTGTTTCCACTCCAGATGGTGATCCTTTCAAGGAGAAGTTCTTCCACTATGGAATCGGTGGACAGTCTTTTCTTTGCCCGAAGCGAAACTTCGGAGATGATTGCCCAGCATGCAATTTTGCAAACAAGTTGTGGAACGAGGGTACAGAAGAGAGCAAGCGACAAGCAAAGGAAATGTTCGCAAAGCAGAGGTTCTTTTCACCGGTTCTTGTTCGAGGAGAAGAAGCTGAAGGTATCAGAGTCTGGGGCTATGGTAAGATGGCTTATGAAAAGTTGCTTACAATTGTTCTCGACCCTGATTACGGAGACATTACAGACCCCGAGACTGGCAACGATCTTAAGTTGATGTACGGCAAGCTACCCGGAGCTAGCTTTCCTCGTACTGACATTCGACCTAGGCCACGAAAGACCACCCTTTGTGACGAAGCTGTTGGTGGTGATGAAAGATGTGCGGAACTTTTGGAGACAATTCCGAACTTTGACGAAATTTTCGAGAGAAAGACAACAGAAGAGGTGCAATCAATCATGGATCAACACCTTTCTGGGGAGTCTGGAAACGCCGAACTTGAAAAGTTCGGAAACAACACTAATACTACAACTACTGATGCAGTTGAAGATGCATTCAACGATTTGTTGAACCAGTAGGATATAATATGCCTAAAATATCAAAACTCAAAAAAGGTGCATTAGATATTGCCTCAATTCGAGGCATTATCAACAAGAAAGCTGGTAGGGAAGTGGCACATTCACTTCAGGATAATAATCCAACAGAGGTGAATGAATGGATCCCTACTGGCTCCCGATGGCTTGACGCCATCATCTGCAAAGGCAGACATGCAGGGATTCCTGTGGGTAAGATCTCAGAAATCGCTGGCCTCCCAGGTACTGGCAAGTCATTCTTGGCTGCTCAGATTGCTGGGAACGCTCAAAAGATGGGTATCGATGTGGTGTACTTTGATTCAGAGTCTGCTATCGATCCTTCCTTTATGGAGCGCGCCGGCTGTGATTTGGACAGGTTGATGTATGTTCAGGCAGCATCTGTTGAGTTTGTCCTGGAAACCATCGAAGAATTGCTAGCTACTGGTAACAAATGGCTTTTCATTTGGGACTCCCTGGCCCTTACTCCGTCGATTTCTGATGTTGAAGGAGACTTCAATCCTCAGTCTTCTATGGCAGTAAAGCCGAGAATCCTGGCCAAGGGAATGTCTAAACTAACCATTCCTATCGCTGATGCGAACGCTACCTTTCTAGTTCTCAATCAATTGAAGACTAACTTGGGAGCAAGAACACCAGCCCAGGCCATGACAGAACCATATACGACCCCAGGGGGAAAGGCCATGATTTATGCTTATTCCCTTCGTGTGTGGCTCACCGCAAGAAAAGCTAAAGCTAGTTTCATCGTAGATGACAATGGTTTCCGCATCGGATCTGAAGTGAAGGTAAAGCTAGAAAAGTCTCGTTTCGGGACCCACGGCCGTACCTGTAACTTCAAGATCCTGTGGGGTGATGACGCCGTTGGTGTCCAAGACGAAGAAAGTTGGTTCGATGCAATCCAGATCTCTGAAAGACTTGAACAGTCTGGTGCATGGTTTACGCTAATCCACAATGATGGGTCTAAGGAAAAGTTCCAGCGCAAGCAATGGGTAACCAAACTTGAGAGTGAAAAATTCAGAGAAAGTGTCTTGACTATTATTGAAGAAGATGTTATTATGAAGTTCAAGAATAGAGAAGGCAAAGCAGACGACTTCTATGACGCGGACGATGTCCCGCCGACAGAATAGTCACCCACACAAGCCCGGCTCTTCGCCGGGCTTTTTTTATGGAGAATATAAATGAAGAGAATGATGATAGTGGATGCGTATAACCAGTTTATCCGCGGATATATAGTAGACCCTAGCAAAAACCCAAACGGCTCTCCCATCGGCGGTATGAGGACGTTTATCAATATCCTGAACAAGCTTACAAGAGAGATTAAACCAGATCTCATGGTTTTGGTTTGGGATGGCAAAGGCGGCAGCAAAAAGCGTCGAGCAATGAACAAAAACTACAAAGGCGGCCGCAAGCCTCCAAGGACAAACTGGTCACAAGTAGGAATGGATGAAGAAGACGTCCTAGACAACAAAGTATGGCAACAAATGAGAGTCATTCAATATCTAAATCAGACACCTGTCATCCAGTTCATGGAGAATCTAGTAGAGGCTGATGATGTCATTTCATATGTAAAGAGCAGCTCCGCTTTCACAGAATGGCAAAAAGTTATTGTGTCTGCCGACAAGGATTTTATTCAATTACTTGACGACAAGACAATTTTACACAGACCTATTCAGAAGGAATATTTGAATAAGAACTCTATAGTCGAAAAGTTTAAGATCCATCCGACAAACTTTGCACTGGCTAGAGCTATTGTGGGAGACTCCTCGGATAATCTCCCGGGAGTCCCTCGCGTTGGTTTAGAAACTGTAGCAAAAAGATTTCCTTTTCTAAAAGAGGAAGAGACGCACTACTTAAGTAGTATCCTAGAAGAATGTACCCGGCCAGAGAACAAACAAAAAGTTTACACAAATATTTTAGAATCAAAGGAGTTAATCGAAAACAATTATGATATTATGCAATTATCTTCGCCCATGCTATCAATTCAAGCCAAACAAGGGATTGACGATACGTTTGAGCAATATAAGCCCCACTACAATCAAACGGAAATGAGAAAACTTATGCTTCAGGATGGTGTGTTGACTGTCACTACAACAGACTTGGAACAAAGATTTAATAACATTATCACTTCCTTTTCACAATAAAATCTGGTATAGTATAACAAATACTAAGGAACAAGAATGGAACAAGTAAATAACTTCTCAAAGTTTGGCAAATCATTTCAAGAAGATTTGTGTCATCTGATTTTGAACGACCGAATATTTGCAGATCAGATGTTTGAAGTTTTAGATACAAGCTTTCTAGAATTAAAGCACTTAAGAGTATTTACTAGGAAAGTAAAGGAATATAGAGAAAAGTATGGAGTCCACCCCACATCTAATATCATGCATTCCATCATTCGAACAGGTTTGGATGATGAACCAGAATCAGTCAAGGTACGAATCCGCGAGTACTATGCGAGAGTTCTTGCAAATGGAGAAGTCCCCGACGGTGCAGACTTTATTAAAGATACGGCTCTGGATTTTTGCAAAAAACAAAAACTCAAAGAAGCTCTGATTAAATCAGTTGAGCTTATTAAATCTTCTTCTTTTGATGAAGTTTCAAAAGTTATAGACAACGCCCTTAAATTGGGATCGGACAATACACTAGGTTATGATTATCTTGCAGACTTTGAAGCGCGTTTTGTTAAGAGACACCGCAACCCTATTAGTACGGGCTGGCACGACATCGATGACATTTCTAAGGGAGGTCTTGGGAAAGGGGAGCTTGGTGTTGTTGTTGCTCCTACTGGTGCTGGCAAATCAATGGTACTTGTACATCTCGGGGCAGCGGCACTCAAGGCCGGGAAAAATGTATTA